TGATCAAGTTTCTGTAGCAGATTTCATTAACGATATTGAATTAGATGACTGGGAGCCACTAGATGCCACAGCAGGATACTGAATACCTCGGATACAATGCCCTAGCCTCATGGGTTAATGACCGTGTGGAGGAGTGGAGAACCCACCGAGACACTAATTACCAAGAAAAATGGGAAGAATATTACCGTCTCTGGAGAGGTGTGTATGATCCCAGTGATAAAACCCGTGATTCAGAGAATTCAAAGCTAATTTCCCCTGCACTTCAACAGGCAATTGAAGCAACTGTAGCCGAATTGGAAGAAGCAACCTTTGGTTCTGAGCAGTGGTTTGACCTACGTGATGATCTACTGGACCAAACTCCGGGTGATGTAGGTTATCTCAAGAAAATCCTTAAAGAAGATTTAGAAAAAGAAGGTATTAAGGACTCTCTAGCTGAAGTTTTCCTCAATGCAGCCATCTACGGTACTGGTATTGGTAAGATTTTGGTAGAAGAAAAGACTGAACGCTATCCAGTAGAGATTCCAATTGAAGGAACCATGACTACTCAGCGTGTAATTCAGGAAGTTCCTTACATTTGTGTAAAAGTAGAACCTGTATTACCGCAGGATTTTGTAATTGACCCAGTATCTACGTGTATTAATGAAGCATTGGGCGTAGCTACTGAAGTTATGAAGCCAAGATACAGCATTGTGGAGAAAATTAAAAATGGAATCTATGATGACGTACCTGTTGGCAGCTACTCTGACATTGATGCTGATTATGATTTTGAATCTGGAGTAGAAGAAGAGGATGATCAGGTAAAAATTACTGAATATTGGGGTAAGATTCCCAAGAAGTTCATGAAAAAAGATGAACAGTTCAGTGAATTTGACTACGATGAAGATGAGTTGGTAGAAGCAGTGGTAACTATTGCCAATGATTCTACAATTCTACGTGTAGTTGAGAATCCATTTATGATGAAGGATCGTCCTTTCATCTATTATCAGCATGACCGTGTACCGGGTAAGTTCTGGGGACGTGGTGTGGCTGAGAAAGGCTACAATATGCAGAAGGCATTGGATGCTGAACTACGTTCTCGTATTGATGCACTGGCATTGACCACTCATCCAATGATGGGTATTGATGCCACCCGTATTCCTCGTGGGGCTAAACTGGAAGTCAAGCCGGGTAAGACCATCCTGACTAACGGTGATCCGGCTACGGTATTGCGTCCAATGAATTTTGGACAACTACAAGCACATACCTTCACTGAGTCAGCGGAACTTGAGCGTATGCTCAGTATGGCAACGGGTGCCTTTGACAATGCTACCAGTACAGCCAGTATCCCGAGGAACAATACGGCCAGTGGCATGAGTATGATGCAGGCTGCATCCATTAAACGTCAAAAACGTACACTCATGAACTTCCAAAATAACTTCCTTATTCCGATGTTGAATAAAGTTATCTACAGGAAGATTCAGTTTGATCCACAGCGTTATCCGTTGATTGATTACAAATTCATTCCTTACAGCACTATGGGTATTATGGCCAAGGAACTGGAAATGACTCAAATGATCCAGCTTCTGTCTGTAATTCCGCCGGATAGTCCTGCACATAAGGCACTGGTTGCCGGTGTTCTGGAGGCCTCCTCTGTACAAAATCGTGATGAACTGATGCAGATGCTCATGCAACAGGACCCACAAGCTGCACAGATTCAGCAAATGGTTCTCCAGATGCAAATGCAGCAAGCTGCAGCAGATATTCAGGAAACTCAAGCCAAGGCTCAAAAGTATATGGCCGATGCTATGGAGAAAATGCCAAGCAATGCCAAGGAACAAGAGAAACTGCTTAACCTCCAGAAGAAAGCACTATCCCTACAAAAGGATTTTGCAGACATTCAGATGATTAAGTCAGAAACAATCCGCAACATTCCGGAGATTGAACATCTCAAGAGTGAAACGGTATTGAATCTTGCCAAAGCACGTAATGGTGGTGTATAATCAATGAAGAATGATAATGAATTCTTTAAGGATAGATTACATTTATTTGAACAAGCAGGCTGGTCAGACCTAGTTGGTGAACTAGAAACTCTGTCCCTAAACCTCAACAACGTTCAGTCTATCCAAGATGAAAAGGACCTTTATTTTGTAAAGGGCCAACTTAGTATTATCCAGATGATTGTAAATCTAGAGGATAGTACTAAATTAGCGGCGGATAACTAATAACTTAGTCCGTCATTTTTTTACTCCACAATCCAATTGGACGGAGGATACTATGGTAAATATTGTTGATCCTGAAGTAGAAGGTAGTGTTGATTCTTTCAGTGAATCTGAAGTAGAAACACCGGAAGTAGAAGTAGAAGTAGAGATCCCTGAAAAGTTTAGGGGTAAATCTCAACAAGACATCATTGATATGTACTCAAATCTTGAAAAAGAGATGGGTCGTAAATCAAATGAAATTGGTGAACTACGTAAGTTAGCAGATACCTTCCTACAAGATCGGGCCAATCAACGAAAACCTGAACCTGAAGAAGAGATTGATTTCTTCGAGGACCCTAGGGCTGCATTGAATCAGGCTCTAAAGAATGATCCTCGTTTGAAACAAGTGGAACAGCAAGCAGCCGCTATGAAAGCACAAACTGCTATGCAGCAATTACAATCTACACACCCTGACTTTGGGGATATTGTGCAGGATAGTAAGTTTCAGGATTGGGTAAAGGGGTCAAAGATCCGTATGCAGTTGTTCCAAGCTGCAGATCGGTATGACTTCGATGCTGCCAATGAATTGTTGTCTACATGGAAAGAACGTTCCATGATCAACAAGACAAAGGAAGCTGAGGCTGAACAGGAAGGAAAGCGTAAGGCTGCACTTAAGGGTGCTAGTTCTGAGGGCCGATCTTCCGGTGAAGCAAAGGCTGGCAAAAAGATTTATCGTAGAGCCGACCTTATTAGATTGAAACAGACTGATCCGGCCCGATACGATGCACTTGCTGATGAAATCTATGCAGCATATGCGGAAGGTAGGGTCAAGTAAACTTAAAGGAGTATTAAAATGGCACTTGGTTCCAACCATAATACCGTCACTACGGCGGCTAACTTCATTCCAGAACTGTGGAGTGATGAAGTAATTGCAGGCTACAAGAAGAATCTTGTTGTTGCAAACCTCGTAACCCGTATGTCTCACAAGGGCAAGAAGGGTGATACCATCCACATTCCGGCTCCGACCCGTGGTTCTGCTAATGCTAAGGGTGCTGGCAATCAGGTTACCCTGAACACTGCAACTCATGGTGAAAAGCAGGTATCTATCAACAAGCATTACGAATATTCAGTAATGATTGAAGATATTGTTGAAGCACAGGCTCTGCAGTCTCTCCGCCGTTTCTACACCGATGACGCTGGCTATGCACTGGCTACGCAGGTTGATACTGACCTCGTAAACCTGTGGGCTGCTCTTCAGGGTGGTTCTGCTTACTCTGCAGCAGTAATCGGTGGTGACGGTACCACTGCATGGGATGGTTCTGCCAACACCAACACTGGTAACGGTAGTGACATCGGTGATGCTGGTATCCGTAAGATGATCCTTGCTCTGGACAATGCTGACGTTCCGATGGATGGCCGTTCACTGGTTATCCCGCCGATCGCAGCTAATGACCTGCTTGGTATCAACCGCTTCACTGAACAGCAGTACATCGGTTCTGGTGATGCAATCAAGACTGGTAAGATCGGTATGATCTACGGTGTTGACGTGTATGTATCCAGCAACTGCCCGACTGTAACCGCAGATGACACTTCTACCAACTACCGTGTTGGTGCCTTGTTCCACAAGGATGCACTGGTATTGGCTGAGCAGATGGGCGTCCGTTCCCAGACTCAGTACAAGCAGGAATACCTCGGTGACCTGTTCACTGCAGATACCCTGTACGGTGTAGCTGAACTGCGTGACAATGCCGGTATTGCTTTCGTAGTACCGTCAACCTAATAGAGTTGTCTTAACTCTGCCCCCTAGGGTAAAATCTAGGGGGTTTTCTTAAGACAACACTGTAGGTGCCTTATGCCAATATACGAATATGAATGTTCCTCTTGTGGGGAGGTTACGGATGAATTACGTTCTATGTTTGTCCGAGATGAGGATGGTACCTGTCCTTCCTGTGGTAGTGCCACTAAGTACAGAGTATCTTGTCCTAAGCCCATGTTGGACGGAACAGACCCCGGATTCCCCGGAGCCTACGCTAAGTGGGCTAGAACACATGAACGAGCCGGAGGACAGCGGTGAATATCTTTGGTGATTCAATTGATACAATGGAACTTGAAGTAATCAAAGATAAGATTACTGAAGTCTATACTAAACTCCTAACTGAGTACTTTAAGAAGCAAGTCCCCGGTGCTTCTGAAGAGGACATATCTGCTTTTCTTGAAGCAAACATGGTTGAGTTTGAAGGTCCAGAGGAAGAGGATGAAGAGATCAACGAGATCATGGACCTCCTTGATAACATCCTTGATGACGGTGAAGAACTTGAACCAGTAGATTCCTCGGGCAATGCACCGGACTATAAGGGACAGGAACTGCGTAGTAAATCCCAAGATAAAGGAACAACTCCTTCTGGAGTATACCGTGGTCTTAAACTTGGTGGCATGATGACCCCAAGTGATTCACAGTCAGAGGTACGGACTTCTAAGGTAGAAGATCCTACGGGTGGAATTAATACTAAAGCTGTGGATGAAGTTGTGGTACAATACGCACCACTGGTGGAGAAACTAAAAGAAGAACTGGCTTCACTCAAGCAACGGAAACGTATTGGAATCAAGGAGTTCCGCCTTGGCTAAGTTCCAACGTCTCGGTCCTGTCTGGAGAAAGCCTAAACCTAAACCGTGGAAGCAGCTTAAGAACTGTGCACGGTGGGCTAATGAGCGTCAGGGATTCATGGAGTATGATCCATCATACACCTCAGCTATTGAAATAGTTACTGGGGAAGGGCTTCCTATTTTTACGGAAGGTTCCAATACTAACGAATTTGTATCTATTATTCAGGAATAACTATGTCATTTGTTAAGATCTCTGACCTTACCGAAAAGACTACTTTAGCAGGTACTGAAGAAGTCCTAATCAATGATAGTGGTGCGTCTAAGAAGATGACCACTCAACGGTTTCTTGACGTACAAGCTGCTGCTGAAGCTGCTCAGACTGCAGCAGAACTAGCTGAAACTAATGCTGAGACTGCTGAAACTAATGCTGCAGCCAGTGCATCCGCTGCCTCAAGCAGTGCCTCAAGTGCATCTACCAGTGCAACAACTGCAACTACTAAAGCAAGTGAAGCATCCACAAGTGCTACGAATGCAGCTACATCAGCTACGTCAGCATCTACTAGTGCATCCTCTGCTTCTACCAGTGCTACTAATGCTGCTGCTAGTGAAACTGCCGCTGCTGTCAGTGAAACTGCTGCTGCTGCTAGTGAAACTGCAGCCGCTGCCAGTCAATCTGCAGCCGCAACTAGTGCTACTAATGCTGCAAGCAGTGCCTCAGCAGCCTCTACTAGTGCATCCTCTGCATCTACTAGTGCTACTAATGCTGCTTCCAGTGCTACTGCTGCAGCAAGTTCTGCATCTGCTGCATCTTCTAGTGCATCAGCAGCATCAAGCAGTGAAAGTGCTGCAGCTAGTAGTGCTACGGCTGCAAATGCTGCCAAAGATGCAGCACTATCTGCTCTAGATTCTTTTGATGATCGTTATCTTGGAACAAAAACTAGTGATCCTACTTTAGATAATGATGGTAATGCACTAGTTGCAGGTGCTCTTTATTTTAATACTACCGATGGTGTAATGAAAGTTTATGATGGATCTCAATGGCTTGCTGCCTATGCAGATCTCTCAGGTGCATTACTTTCAACTAATAATCTTTCTGATCTATCCAATGCTTCCTCTGCTCGTACCAACCTAGGCCTAGGTACTGCAGCAACTACTGCTAGTACTGATTATGCAACTGCTGCACAAGGTGCCTTGGCTGATTCAGCCCTACAAAATATTACTGGTGAATCAATTGAAAATCTCAGTGATGTAGCAACTATGACTCCTAGTGATGGGCAGCTATTAACTTGGGATTCAGTAACTAGTAAATGGAATGCTGAAGATGCACCTATTAGCCTACCAGATCAAACTACTCATTCCGGTAAATATCTAACTACTAATGGCACAAGTGCTTCGTGGGATGCTCTTGCAACTGTAGCAAATAGTGGTGCATATTCTGATCTTTCAGGCACACCAACCAACGTATCTACATTTACAAATGACTCTGGCTACCTTACTGGCAATCAAACTATCACTTTATCCGGTGATGTTTCAGGCAGTGGTACTACTAGTCTCGTAGTTACTGTAGCAGATGATAGTCACAATCACATTATTTCAAATGTAGATGGATTACAAGTAGCATTAGATGCTAAACAAGCGGCAGCTACTGCATTGACTACTAGCACTACATTTAGTGGTGATGTCTCAGGTACTTATAATGCAATTGTAGTGGCAGATGACAGTCACAATCACGTGATTTCAAACGTAGATGGTTTACAAACTGCACTGGATGGTAAGTCCAGCACTAGCCATAACCATACTTTGGATGGTCTAAGTAATACTACAATTACTTCAAACACTGCTGGTGAAGTTTTAAAGTGGAATGGTACTGCTTGGGTTAACAACACTCTTGCTGAAGCTGGTATTCAACCAGCAGGTTCCTACCTCACAGGAAACCAAACTATTACTCTTTCTGGTGATGCTACCGGCTCAGGTACTACCAGCATTGCTGTGACTGTAGCCAATGATAGCCACACTCATGACACTCGCTATTACACTGAAACTGAAGTAGGTAACTTCTTTAGCGGTGCTTCTGCAATTACTGGTTACAACAAGAGTAATTGGGATACTGCTTACGGTTGGGGCAATCATGCTTCTGCAGGTTATCAGGCTGCAGCTACTGCACTAACCACTAGTACTTCTTTTGGTGGTGACGTGTCTGGTGCCTATAATGCTATTGTAGTTGCTAATGATAGTCATACTCACGATACTCGTTACTACACTGAATCTGAAATTGATTCAATGCTTGCTAGTATTGGTGGAGGTCTTGAAGGTGCATATGCCTCTGTATTTACTGCATCAGGTACGTGGAATAAACCTACAGGTGTAAATGTTGTAGGTATTCAGGTGATTGGTGGTGGTGGTGCCGGTGGTGAAAACAACTCTAACTCCATTCAAGGTGGAGGTGGTGGTGCTGGTGGTGCTTGGGCTTTCTACGCTGCTGCTAACCTCAGTAACTCTTACACAGTAACTGTAGGTGCTGGTGGTCAAAACACAAGTGCATCTGGTGGTGCTTCTAGTTTTGGTAATATTGTTGTAGGTAACGGCGGCGGTGGTGGTCCAAACAACCCTAATGGTGGCGGCACAGGTGGTTCTGGTGGTAATGGTGCAGTAAATCAGAATACGGGTCTGCTTGCCTCCGGTACTGGTACTGGTGGACAGGGTGCTGCTTTCCAGAACTACGGAAATATTGCTAATGGTTGCGGTGGTTCCGGTGGTGAAACTGCACATCAATACGGAAACCGTGGAGGTATTGGTCCTTTCTTTACCGCAGAATATCCGCAGACACTTGGTTGGGCTGGTAGTAGAACTAACTTACCACAACACGCAACAACTTGGGGTTCTGGTGGTTATGGTCGTTACTCTAAGGATGGTGGTCCGGGTGCCGTTGTAGTTATCTCTTATAAGTAAGGAAACCACGTGAAAAAAGCAGCCATATTAAATGAATCTAATGTAGTTGAAAACACAATTCTTTTGAATGATGATGCCAATGCGTCTGATTTTGGGGCTATTGATTGTCCTAATTATATTGTAATTGGGGATTCTTTTGATGGTTCTTCTTGGAGCCGACCAGATCCTCAGATTGATCATGATGCTATTAATGCTAGAAACCATCGGAATATGCTCCTTGCTGAATCAGACTGGACCCAGTACAATGATTCTCCATTGACCGATGATCAGAAACTAGCATGGGCTAATTACCGTCAGACATTGAGAGATATTTCCTCTGATCCCGGTTTTCCTTTGACGTGTAACTGGCCCCTAAAACCGGAATGATTTATGTATCTGAAAAATTTTGTTGGTATTTATGAAGGTGTTTTTGACAAAGAGTTTTGTGAAACTACAATCAAAGCATTTAATGAACTGACTGAAGCTGGGTTTGGTTGGACTCGTCAAGAATCTAACGATGCTTCAAAAATGAAGAAGGATGATAAGTCCTTTTTTACTGGTGGTTTTTATGAAGAAAAATTATTAGGGTATGATTCTTCAATAGACTTCCAAGGATTGGGCGGTAACTTAGGACAGAAGTTTAATGATACTTTCTGGAATAAATGTTATCCACTCTACAATGCTGAGTTTGATGTATTAAATGAATCTGGACACCACAGTATTTATGGTAATAAGATTCAGAAAACAAAAGTAGGCGGTGGCTATCACGTTTGGCACTATGAAGCTATGAATCGTGAAAGTTCTAATAGACTTTTGACTTATATTGTATATCTAAATGATGTACAGGATGGAGGGGAAACTGAATTCCTTTATTATCCGATGAGAGTAAAACCAACAGCAGGTACTTGTGTAGTGTTTCCTGCAGCCTTTACACATACACATCGTGGCAACCCTCCAATTAGTAATGAAAAATATATTTTAACTGGATGGATTGAATTCTAATGGCTAAAGAAAAAGACTCCCGACTGGAACGTGCCGGAGTATCCGGTTACAACAAACCGAAACGTACTCCTAATCACCCTACCAAGTCACACGTAGTTGTTGCCAAGGAAGGTGATCAGGTTAAGACTATTCGGTTTGGTCAGCAAGGAGTCAAGGGTTCACCCAAGGGTTCTGCACGTAATAAGGCTTTCAAAGCCCGTCATGCAGCTAACATTAAGAAGGGTAAGATGTCCGCAGCTTACTGGGCAGATAAGGTGAAATGGTAATGGGTATCACTGATATTATTCTAACCTTGGTAGGTATCATCGTAACCATGCTCGGTTTCTTCCTTATGAGAATGGCAGATGATATGAAGGACCTAGAGAAACAAATCACTTCCTGTCAAACGGATCTACCCAAGCAGTACGTAATGAAGGATGAATACAGGGCAGACGTAGATGAAATTAAGGCTACGTTGAAAGATATATTTATGATCCTCCGTGAACATGAAAAATCTAGTACTCGGGATTAGCCTCCTCTTC